GGCGACTTGAAGAATAACACTCCTTAACCATTCTGTGAAATGAATCAGTGTTTGGCATGTGAACTGATGATAAGGCAAATTTGATAGTTGCTGGGACTAAATTCATCCCACTCATAAACAATGAGTTGAATTCACCAATAAGAGGATTGATACTTGATTTGGATGTTGATGTTCTACAGTTAAAGAGAAGCTCTGACACCCTCTGACATTTCATAAACAATTTCAACTTCATCATTGGGAAGGATTTATTTCTAGTGACTTCAGGGCAGAATGAAGTGTAGGAGTCATCTGAAGAAAGTACATCAAAATGATCATTGGAGTCAAATCCCAATTTAACACAACATACTCTATACAATTCATTTCTGAAAGATATCATGTGTAAGTGCATCAATGATGATGTGAAGTGAAGTATACCCTGACCCATGTTTGATTCATTTGGGATTGACAAATTTCTAGTTAGTAGAAATTTATTCTTCACATCTTGCAAATTTGGGTTCTTATGAATTTTGGCATTGCCATCATCAATAAACCAGGCTTTTACCAACCTGTCTGGAAGCAAACATGTTTTGTTTTGATGCTTGATTAAAATATTTATGATAAAGAAGAATAATGGGCCTAATTCCTTTTGGAATTGAGTGAAACAATACAGAAATTGTATGGGAACAAAACTAGGACCCCATTTGGACTTATCCATAGTCAAGTGGATTTGTGCTCTCTTGCCAGATAACCTTTTAGAATTTAATAAAAGTGACTTAACAGATTCATTCTTATTCTTTCCATGTGTTAGAATCTCCCTATTATCAAAAGAGCATATATTCCTGGATAGTGTTTCCAAAACATTTATACATATCCTATTAGTTATTGGCAATATCAATATTTCTCTAACACCTCCAATCTGATTCTTTTTGAAAACTTGATAATGAGTTGGCTCATGTTTAAAATTCTCAACCACTTGAAAAGATCTAAACATCCCTTCTCCAAGTAAATGCATGACTCCTTGAATGCATTTTCTCCTTGGATTCTGCCTAAGTATGTGTTCCTTATGAATGGAACTCTCATAAACTGAGCTGGACTTGAAAGTTGCATACTCATCTAATGTTTTGTTCAAATTCATATTGAGAGCAGATTGTTTTATTTCAAAATTATGATGATCCTTCTGATGTTGCCTATGTAATATAGATCCTATTTCGATAGCTTTTCTGGAGAACTGGTGAGAAGAAGGGTTCTTTATGATGAATTTCGCAAATTCTATATCATCCATATCCATTCTGTACCCAAGATGATTTCCAGACACTTTTACCCTTTCAAAGTTGTGCTCACCTTCTAATATTTTATCCAGAATTTGAAAACTGGAATGAGTTGGATCATCTTGATTTTTGTTGAATAACATAGTGAAATACATCTCACACAAGATCTCGTGGAATTCCACAAATTGAGGAGGGTCAACACAAATTCTTGGAAGAAGGATTATGGAACCACCAAAAGAGTCAAACATGTTGCCTGTTTTGGGATCAACTCTGACCTTACCAAAAGAGACATTACCCTTGGGCTTCCAAGCTTTCATTTGATTGTAATAACTGAGAGCCTTTTTTAGAAGATACAGTTGTAGTGGTGATCTTATTGCCTCAGACATCTTATCGAAGACATCTTTGTATCTTGGCCATATTGATACTGATGTCATAACTAGATACCTGTAATTTTGAATCATTTTGGATGTTGATCTCCTATTTTCAAGATAGATTGCCATTATCATCCCCAGTGTGTTGGTGTCATCTTTATTCATCTGATTTATTATACTAACACTGTCAATTGTCTTGACAAAGAGACTTTCCATGAGCTCATCTGATAAATTCTGATCTTTTTGATCATTTGAGGCTTTGTAGTTTTTTTGTCTATCAATAAAATCCTTAAGATTAGGTCTGGATTTCATGGAGATGTATGTCGAATAGGCCATTAACACTTTATCGAAACATCTTACATAATGCTCTAGTCTATGAACATCTGCTGACAGCCAATCACTATGGAGGACATTTTTTGAGGAATTTAGCCTCTTGAAAAAATGATTGTCATTTAATTCATGATCAAATACCACTTCTGGATCAATAAGAACCTTGAACCAGCACAAATTCACTAATTCTCCACACCTCAGTTTAGGACCAGGGAACAACAAGATAAACACACCTTTATAACCAGTGGACTTCATCAAAAAATTTCTCCTCCTATCACCCCTCATTGCATTTATATTGACTTCTCTATAGATACTCTGACAAAATTTTAAATATGTTATGCCTGGCCCAGAAATGTTCCTTATTGATTCAACATTCCCCAGAACTGACCCTGTTTCTGGCAAATTGTTCTTTGTTGATAACAGAAATAATATTTTGGTTATATCACTAACATCCATTTCAGGGAATAATGCCAAGCCATTGTGTTTTTTTTGCTCTTCTATATGCTCTATTGAGTTTGCTGCTATATATGACTTGCGTCCAGGGCCTTCAAGAGCAATAATTCTAGAAACTTCTGGACCAAGGTGTATCTTTGTCAGAAAATCATTGTTATCAATTTTTTCTTTTTTTCCAACTTGATAGAAATGGTCTCTAAAGACATGACCAATATGAGATAGGACAGGATCTGATGATTCGACCATTCTTGCAGAGAAGTTAGAGCAGTCAAGGAAGTCATCTTCAGTTGATCTTAGAGATGAGTCATCTCCCTTCATGTCTAAAAAAGGAAGAGGTAAAACACTTCTGTATTTGAATTTATTAGCCTTGGATGACATCTCATCTAGGAATTTCTTCTCTGAGAAATCATCTGATACCATCATTGGATCATGAATGTCCATAACTAGATCACTAATCTCATCAATAAAGGTGGTCATTTCAGTTTGTGATATTTGAGGAAAATTTGGGTCACTCTCATGGAAACACTTACTTGGGAGTGTTTCATGAGAACTCATATAGTCAGATTTACTATAATCCAGTTCAATCTTTGATTCAATATAGTTGTTAAATTCGAGGAATAACTGAAATCCTTCTGAAGTTTCATGAACCAAAGAAAGCAAATCATTGAATCTATCACATATATCATACAAAACAGTTAGGTGTAAATCATCTAATCCAAATTGAATGAGTTCATCCCTGTTAATGTATGGATCCTTGCTGTAAATGAAGAATGTTTTATAAGACACTGAGTACCCTGAATCTTTCAACATGTGAATAAGAAGAGAGTATTTGCTCAGCTTTGCTTCTTTTGCCTCAAATGATGATGAAACAACAACCTCAAATATTTCAACTTTATTGGAATCATAGATGTCAAGATAATCTGGAGTTAAATCACACACCTCTTTGTAGAAGTTGCTAGAAAACTTATAACCTTGATTTACATAATATTTTATTGATTTCTCGCCATATTTTTTGTTGAGCTTTGAGCATATAATCATGTGGACTAAATTATGCCTTGTCTTATACATTCGTTTATAATCATTTATATTTTTTATGGAACTTGAATCTATCTTTTTAAAGCCAAGAAGCTGTTCATGGATCTCGGTCCTTGAGAACATATTGCCAAATCTGGCCCATATCTCATTGGTGAGACTATCAGTCTTTTCTTTGACTTCAATCTTAGTTTCAGACATTGCTTTTGAAAT